CTTTAATAATTCTAATGCTCTTCTCGAGCTCTGGGTCATAAAAATTCTCTGAGTCATCAATAGCTCCACCTATTGAGAATCCACTCAACGTACCGTCGAGGACCTTCTCCCAAGTAGCCTGGGCTCCGGTAGAAACGTAGGCGGTGACATAAATACCGCTATACATTTTAGCGGTCTCTGGGTCATAAAATTCTTCCTGTGTAAAGGAAAGTACTTTACCAACAGCAATGCTCTGGTGCATCTCTCTAAGATTACCGCGAAACTTCTCAAAAGCTTGGGTTGATGCGCTAGACAAAACAAGGTCACCTTGACGGTCTACATTGTCAAGAGTTGCGAAACCTGACACCGTTCTAGCGGAGGCATCCACCTTGGAAAAGGGGACGCTAATATCAATGCGTGAACCAGTCGTAGAAAAATTGGCTTTGCTGATTTCCATAGTATGACAATAGTATTGCTTTATTAACCTAAAAGCAAATTATTGAGTAGTCCTGCCTTGACCTTTAGGGTTTCTTGGTTCACTCTTACCATCGGTTGCCTGAGATGATCTTTCCTGATCTCTAGTTCTAGAATTCATAGCTTGAGCTGTCTGTTCAGCTGCCTGTTGAGATTTAAGATCTACGGTTTGATCTCCGCCTTCCATTGGAGGGAGGCCCAGCTTCTCACGAGACTCGTTAGGAACCTTAATCTTCATGCGAACCAGGCGCTCCTCAATTTGAGATTGCTTGTCTTCATCGGTAAGGCTCATCTCGTTAAGTTGCATGGTAAACATATCGGTAAACTCAGCAACAATCCTGTTCAGTCTCTTTTCCAGCTTATCCTGCTCTGGCCTAGTAACCTGCTCCTTGAAGCCCTTGTCTGCGTCAGCAGCACCACCAAGTGACAGCCCATCTGAGTGCCCAACCTTAGAAAGTGGGACTCTGTGTGCCATCAAAATATCATTTCTATTTGTTTGGCGGTACTGGTCAAAGGATCCGTCCTGGATCCCACCCTCTACCGGCGTCATCTTGAAATCAACCTTGGAATCAGGGGTGTCTGCCGGAAGTGGAATATAAAGGCTTCTATGGTGCTTGCCCTTCAACTTAGACATAAAGAACTCATGAATCTTCTTCTCAGCACTCGTGGATAAAGAAGCTCCCTTAATTACGATAACGTATCTTGGAGCAGCCTTGTGCTCAAAGTAGTCTAGGTTGAACTGTTGGGCGAAGTCATCTCCTGCGAGGGCCTTCATTGCTGGAACAATGTCCGAAACACCATAGTATGTGTTTCTAGGACTATACTTCTTTATATGAATAAGTTCGTTTGGAGTTGAATCCATTCCAATCGGATCTTTAGTAGTTGTGTCACCGAAGTTTCTAAAGAATACCGACTTTGCCCCAACAATTTGAACATAGCCATCTCTTAGTCTACGAACTCTAACTGTTCTAGAGGCAACGTGGCCAATGTATCCAATTGTTCCTGTTGCAGTACGACCAATTTCAATGTAGCCATTTCCGGTAGCCTCGTAATCAATCCAAGCCTTTTGGAGAACTTCTAGGAAAGTGTCTTCATAGTTCATTTGGTCTAGCAGGGACATAAACTTAGTCTTTGCCCGAGCAACCTTAGCCCTCATGTTATGCTTACGTTGTTCCGACTCGGCAGAATTAATCTTATCCGTAACCTCTGGTGTAGTTATAAGGCTGAATCCAAGTCCAACAATATTTGAAACCTTTGCGTTACAGGCTGCATAATGGGCTGCATTGAGCTCATATACCTGTGCTAGATAGTCTAGGTTATACGGTGGAAGAACTACTCCAAATGCGTCATATGCCGAGTAGTATGAAATCTCTGTTGCTTTAGTCTTAGCATCACCCATGCCGGTATATGCCTTAGAAATCTCCCGCCCAATCTTTCTTTTAAGATTAGAGTTAACTCCACCTAAGTCTCTAAGGGATTCACCTTTTACCGCAAATAGGTCGGTGTTATCTGCGCCAAAGCTGTCATACCCACCCAAACTTACCTCGAGTGCCCGATCATCATCAAATGCCTCAATTGCTGCCATGTTGTTTTTGCCCCCTTAGTTCATCCATAATAGCGCCAATATCATACTCATCGGCTAGTTCACCATTGAGTTGTCGCTCCCATTGATGGTCGAATTCTTCTTGTGTAATTTTACGGTTACCGGCCATAAATACGGGGGCACCATTTGGTTGTCCCCAATATGCGGCAGCTCTTTGGAGCTTAGCCATCTTGCCGATATCACCCTTGACAGAAGCTATACTAAGTATGTCCTGATTATCATTTGCGAAATACTGCCCAGTAGGCAATTGCCAGACATAGACTCCATATATTGTGTGATCTACTACGCGCGTTCTAGGCACTCTTCCGGGTGGATTCATGTATATAATTGTACCATTTTACTGCCTGAACGCCAAATTTTGTACACTACGCTGACGAAAAACTCTGCCAAGGCGTGACATTTACCATTACCTCTACCGCTGTGGCACCTGTTGGACTAGATATATTAATTTGTTCACCAGAAGTATTTAACTGTTGAGATATATAACCTCTGCGTGAATCTAAGGTATCCTTAGTTTGGCCAGTTTGTCCCGTTCCACCGGTTGCCCCTGTCAATGCAAACGGCCACGTTGCGAGATAGCCATATGACGTTTGTACTCCAGCTGTTGCCCCAGAATACCCGGTAGTAGATGAAAAATATCCTGTGGCTCCACCACCAGTGACACTAGCATTTAAATATAATGGCGCTGTGGTTCCGGTGGACCCAACAATGAGCAGGTGGTTTGTTGAATTAGTTTGTGCGGTGGCTCCGGAGCCAATCGGAGACCCGTTTAAATATGACGTAGTCGTTGGCCATCCAGATACGGTGACCAGGCCGGAGTTTGATATATACACATTATTAGATCCATTAAAGGAAGAGCATATAACAGAATTATTATTTGGCGACCCCTCGTATGCAAAGGTAAGCTCTACTGATTGGTGGGCTAGGGAGCCACCTGTTGGAGCGGGAATTTTTAAGTAATTATTGTTGATAAATGTAGTATTTAATCTTTTTCGATTCTCTCCTGGCAGGAAGTATTTATTTCTTACAGAAGCATTTGATCCACTAAGTGTAGCGGACCCAAGGTCGTCTACTCCAACTAGTGTGTTGTCCTCATATACAAATATGTCCGCATTACTAAACTCTGGGACATTTTTTTCAACATTAGATGTTTCAAGCACAACCTGTACTGTTAAGGGCACTCCCGTCGCACCAAGTGTTCCAGAATATGGCATTGATGGTAAAAACTTTCCAGGTCTACACTCACTATATGAGGCATCAGAGTTATATTTAATCTGCACGTTAGATAGGCTGTCTGGTGATATATCATAATCTATATACGTTCCATTATATGTACCCTCAGTTGGAACCGATACCGTATACGTCCACTCCCCACGGGTCTTAGCCGATTTATCTAAACTGGAAGAAAAGTCATACATATAGTTATTAAATGTAGTCAACTTAAGGTTGCTAAAAGTTACTGTTGTTGGAATATCACTGCCCACCCATATTTTAGATATTGGGAATGTTGACGTAGATGTGGTTCTATACTCATAGTCTGCGCCAAGTATTACTTGTGTTTGGTCGTTGATTGCGACTGTATCGTAAACGTAGTCGCTGGAAGAGTATTGATTAAATGTATTTCCAGTCGTAGAGATTCTAACCCCTGTGGAATCCATTAACACCCAGAAGTCTGTCGCCAACCCAGACGAAACTGGAGAGGCATAATTATAACTATTCGTTGAGGTTATATCTCCAGATGAATTATAAGTTTTAGACGTTAAGTTAATCATGCCTGTCGTGCCCGTTAAGCTCCATGTCATAGACTTTAATGAAGTTTTAGAGTATATCGTAAGTATCTCTTTAACAAGGTAGTTCGGTATTAATCTTATCCCGATAAAGCCGCCGACATTACTGAGCCCAGGAACCGATGGTATCAGTGCGTGTGCGATACACTGAACATTTCCAGTTGCATCCGTTACAACACTGTCATTTGTTGATTGGTATTGAATTTGATTTCCAGATACAGATGAAATTACCACCTCTTCATTAAATGATGATGGTGAAAAATCTGACAGGATAACTGTAGAACCTGTTGTAAAACTGTTTCCAGTTGCAAGCAAGGATCTGTATCCACCAGTTAGTGATTGAAGTATTCCGGTTACCGACATAGATCCAACTGATATACCGGTAGCTGACGAGTATATTGGGTTAATCTCAAACCCCTCGGAGTCCCGTATGATAATTGAACTATACTCAAAGTTTTTTAATTTATTAGCACTGACTTCTAAGTTTCTATTATTTCCTACTGAAAAATCCTCATAATTAATCTTATTGGAGTGCTTTACGTTTGCCCCTTCTTTAGATAGTGTGTAAAAACTACCGCCCTGCTGTCTAACCATAGAGGCCTTATCTAGCTTACTCTTTCCGACAGCATAGTTAGATTGAATTTCATCTATACCAAGCTCTCTGGAGTATATTGCCAGATTTGATAGAAACATATTTGTACTCGATACAACTAAATTTCCAGATAAATCTTTAATTGTTTTATTGTATGGAAAAACTTCTGTATCCCCTTTTACTCCATTTACAGCAACATAGAACTGCGAGGCAGAATACACAAAGACTATGTGCATACTTTCGTCAAAGTCGGCGTGCTTCACCCTGGCCCTATATACAGTGCCGTCCAGTGCTGTTAACATTACCGTAACAAAGGAGTTTTCTACATATATCTTGCAATTACCATCGACCGTCGAAATTACATCATATGCCGTGGAATAGTATCCAGAAAACGCGTTGACCTTTAGCTTTGCCCATATCTCAACGGTATATGCCTTTTGCCTTGACATTTCAGTTAGGCAACCAATTATATTTTCTACAACTGAGGAGTCTGCTATTGTTCCACATTCATAGCCAGGAACTATCTGTGGAAACGTTCCGGCGGTATAACCAGAAATCCCGGTAGCACTGGTTCCCCGGCCCGTTATGTTTAAGTCACCGCTTGCACCAGACAGAGTTAAATATGTTACGGGACCTTTTGAAAGAACATAATCAGCATACGCCATATATGAATTATATCATTTTACGGCAAAAATGCAATGATCAGTACGCCTCTTCCGCCTTTTCCTCGACATAGCCCTTAGCATACCACTCAAGATTTTTCTTTAAGTTTTCATCATCTGGTAATAGGTCTGATGCAATCTGTCCATGATGCAATGCAAGCTCTGGGGCCTTGATAGTATACGCACAAATAGCGGCAATGTGATGTGGAAGGAATCCCCACGCTTTATCTTCACTAATGTATGAAAGGTTTTTATTAGGCATAGAAATAGCTCTTTGAGCCATACCCAATGCCGGTTCCCATCGCTCTTCATTAAAGTAAAGTTCAGCAAGCTCAACAAATGGTTCGCGTCTATCTGGTGTTTCAGCGCATGCCTTAAGAAGCCACTGTTCAGCTTCCGACTTATTACATCTAGCTAGCCAGACCATTGTCTCAGACTTTTCATATGCCCATCCGTTAAGGGTGAGACATCTTCTAAGTTCTTTTTCTGCCAAGTCCCACTTTTCATTATAACAAAGCTCTCGGCCGTAATAGAATGACATTCTAGGATCATCTGGAAGATCCCTGGTTGCCTGCTTTAGCATAGGCAGGTATGTACGAGGCTTTGTTCTATCTGGAAAATGCTCGGCCACTACACGAGTTGTACCCATAACACATGGATCAGCCTCAATAATTTCATGGATTGGCCACTTCCATCGTGCATTATGACGTGGGTGAATCATTGGTCGAGCCCATTGTTGTGCCGGTGTACCGTCCGGAAAACGGCTATTAATAAAATTAAAACTAAACTGTGTAGCATTTGGCTGGTTTGCAATATCTCTTTCTAAAAGCTCTCTCCAGCCCTCATGCAAAACCTCATCGGCGTCAAGACTAATGCACCAATCAATGTCTTCTGGGAGTGCGTCAACAGCAGCATTACGAGCTTCATCGAATTTGAACTGCTTAAACTTTTTGGTGACAACTGTGACTCCCGCTTTCTCAGCGGTAACGACAGTATTATCCTTTGAGCCGGTATCTAGAATTAATCTATAATCTGCATCTTCGGCAGACTTGGCCCATCTTTTGACATGCTTGGCTTCATTGAGCGCAATTGTATATACGGCTATTTTCATAGATGTATCATACCATTCTGTTAGTTATAATGTATGCAATAAGCAATATTTATATTATTGGTCCCACGAGTTTACGCCAGCAAGGCCGTTCCAGCAGTCAGAGATAACTCCCTGAATAACCTCATCTGTGATAAGTGGGGCACACTCAAAGGCTTTTTGGGTAGTGTCTTCATCAAACTGGACTGAATAAAGGTCTATTGCTGGCTGACTCAGAGCTACAATATAAGAAAATCTTTCAATTTGAAAGGCAGTATTACCCAGAACATGATCTGCTAGGGATGAGCGCTTAAAAGATATTGCACTGATTGGTGTAGTATTATTTGGGCCCTCTATTGTTTGAAATGGCTCAGACTTAATAGATAGAGCTGTGCTCACAAGCATGCCTCGCACGCGGGATTGAAAAGAGTCGACTGAGCATAGTCGGGCAGCTTTTTCATAATTAGATAATGACATTTTTTCTCCTTAGGTAGTAATTATACCACATGATAGTCTTGCTGTAGAAGCCTCTTCACCTCGGGTTGGATAAGATATAGTATTTGATATATATAAATCATCTATATAAGATGGGCCAGTGGCAGCACTAGAACCTTGAAGGTACTGCCCCCAACTTCCGCCGAGCCATGAGCTTGTAGAAATCTGTGCGGTTGGTGTGGTTCCTAAAATATTGTTTCCAGTAAATACCTGGACATCTGTAGGGCTATACGGATTGCATAAAACTCTGAGCCTAAACCATTGATTTAATGGAACAACCCCGGCAGCACTAGAAGCCTTTAGCTGATAAATTTCTTCTCCAGCATAATCGTTATAATAAAATTCAATTGTAAATGATCCGTTTGGCTTTATTGCACACCACTCCAGAAGTGTTCCGTAGTAGCTTGCATCACCTATAACTGGTGTAAAGTCTCCAAAGCCAGTGGGTAGGTATACGAACATGTCCCAGCCTGTAAAAGTTCCCTGCACACCTGCGGCGTAGCCGGAACCAGCACTAACTCTTAGACAATAGCTTCCCTCGTATGGGGCCGGCGATGAGTTTACGCCGACGGCAGAAGCATAAAACTGAAAACCTACTCCAGACCCTTCGTCGGGTGTAGGAGCTCCAGCTGTAAATGATGATTGATTAAATTTATACCTTGCCTGTGCCATTATGCGTACCAGATTGTTACTGTTAGATCTTTACCGGCGGTCGAGCTACCCTTTTGCCTTATTGAAAATGTAAGATAGTCCCCGGCGGCAAGCTGGCTCACGGCCCTACTTGTAAATGTGCTAGATGTTGCAGTGTAGCCATTTACAGCAATGGTTGGCATAGTCGATGTAGAGGAAAATAGCGATGAGCCAGAGTCGTTAATATTTTTTGAAACATCTATGATTGCAGCAGATCCAGTTGGTGGAGTTGTAACAGAAGCCCTTATAGACTGAATTACTATTGGAACCCCCGTGTCGTTATACCACCTAACTTTATTATCATAGGTGCCATTGGTGCCAGGGGAAGATCCAACTGTTAAATCAACACCAGCTAAAGAAAAAGTAATCTGGGGTTTTGAGTTAGAAGACTGCATCTTAGTTACTGTACATCCTTCGTACAACGCAACCGGAAATCCAGAAGAACTCATTACAATAATTGGAATATTGTATCCTAGGCTATTGTATGTTCCATCTGATGCTAGTGGATCAACTGGTGTTCCAACAACCTTAACTTTAAGAAATTTTGTTTTAGTAACTGTAGATCTAATTAAAAATATATCGCCTGGAACCAAGTTAGTTATTACACTTTTTCCATCAGCAGACAATAGGCCAATTGCACCACTATTTAGAGTTAATGTTGTAGCTGAAGAAGCGGTTGAACTATTTATTGCAAACGCAGCGGCCTGTGCTGGTAGGCTGGATGGAAAACCAGTTGTTTCTGTATAAAAGGCAAAATTGCCCAACTGTGTATCTGGCTGAACATTTGTTGTTCCTGTAGGACCAGTTGTGCCAACGCCAGTTGCCCCAGTTGGGCCACTTGGACCGGTGGGCCCAGTACTTCCGCTTGTTCCAGCGGTACCCTGTGGGCCAGTGCTTCCAATCGGTCCGGTCCCACCAGTAGCACCAACGGGCCCCTGGCTGCCTGTGTTCCCTGTATTACCTGTTACCCCAGCGGTAAGCTCTATATTATCAATTTCCGCTTGCATATCTAGAATACTTTGTATAGTGGGGGGTAAACTAGAAACTAATTCATCTCCAGGAGCTACTCCAGCCAGGGCATCCCAGGTAGAGTTAATAGCATTTGTTATCTGTTGGTCAGAAATATCAGATTGGGTCCCTGAAAAATCAGCAGATAGCGTGTTTGCAACAGCCCACGAAGCAGACACAACCTTTCCTCTACTATCACTAATAATTGAGTCTGCAAGTCTTTTTCTCTTTATATACGTTTGATTTGTTTCTGATTGAACAGATAAAAAAGTATAAGCCTTTGCAACCATTGCTGATTGAACTCGCGACTGGAATACAGCGTCTCCAGCAATTTCTGCACTCATAACTCTCCTTCTTTAATATTTATTTTATCATATAAAAATATATTTAACCAATTACAAACGGCTTTTTTCTAACTATTACTGAATCACTAAATATTACATCGTCTATAAAGCCACCCACTTGAGATACAGCCTCTCCGCCGGTTTGACCTATAACTACGTAATACGGTGTTGTGCTAAACCCAGTTTGAGTAGTGTCTGAATAATCTGGTACTGTTCCGTTTATATTTGTACCCTTAAATACACTGACTTTGTTTGCAAGCCCCCAAAATCCGCCTCCATAATCAATGCCAAGATTTACTACTATTCTAGACCACTTGTCTCTTGGAACGTTGCCTGCCCCCAGGCTCACTTCAGCATAACTGGCTCCATCATATGAAGATACGATAACTTCATTTGTTGATTGTTTTATCCACGCCCACTGATAACTTTCTGCGGGTATATAGTCGTTGTATCCAGCAAGTAGGTAGATCCTCCAATCAGTATTCGCAGCGGAAGAATTATAAAAATAAAAATCTAGAAATCCATATGTATATAGTGGATAGTCTGTGGTAGTAACTAAATCAGCCGTAAATGTTCCGGTTAAGCCAGTAACAGCCCTACATCTTTGACCTTCTTTAGGTATTGGCGTTGTTACACCAGCGACACCAGAATGCTCAGTTGTAACTTGAAATGCATAATACCCACTTTGATCTGCCTTTAGTGCTGTGCCCACCGGGTTATCATTTAATCTATATCTTGTGATAGCCATTAGGAGTACGTTACCGTCACAATTAGGTCTGCCCCCGCAATAGTGCTACCTACCTGGTCAAGATTAATTGTTAAGTAGGATGCGTCGGCCCAAGTTGTGCTACCGGCAGCAGTAGAAAAAGATGTAGTTTTATTAGTATTTCCCGATATTGCAATTGTCGGCCTCGTTCCGGCGGTCGCTGGAGTAAATATACTAGTTCCATCCTTTTTGACATCAACAATAATCGTTGTCCCAGTAGGGGCGGTATTAACCGATGCCCTTACAGATGTAATAGTTCTAGATGATCCAGAGTCGTTATATATGCGAAGTTTATTTCCACCATCACCTGCTGTAAGAATTCCTTCGATGCCGAAGGAGACTGAACCACCAGATGATCCAGTGCCAGTTGCCCCTGTAGCCCCTGTTGGACCAGTAGGTCCAGCAACTGTTGATGTTGCGCCTGTTGGACCGCTGGGTCCTGTCTGGCCAGTAAGCCCAGTTGGACCAGTTGGCCCAGTTACACTTAAGCCAGTAGGACCCGTTGGGCCGGTAGGAGTAGGACCATTAATCCATATCCCAGTGGAACCAGTAACGCTATATGTAAGAACCTGCCCAACCTGTGGCGAAGTAATCAGAACATCGTGAATTTCATCCAGTTCGTAACCGTTTTGAATCTTTACGTATATGGAGCCATTAGAGACGTTTGCCCTAACTATTACACCGACGTAAACAAGGTGATTGGGAGCGTAGGGTTTTGTGGTTGTCCAGGTCCCAGGAGTGGTTGGTGAAAGATATACAATGTCCCCGGCACTAGTTCCTGTAGTATCTATTCCAGTTAAATATCCTTCAATAATAATGTATCCATCTGTACCGGCTGCAATATCTGCCTCTACGTATCCAACTGTACGTGCAGAGGTTAGGTCGTTACTTGCTAGTGCCAGTGTTACCTGTACGTGGTCGCCGTTGGCACCAGAAGTATAGACAATCGCTCCCTTCGGAAGTGTTGTCGAACCTGGCCCGCCGGGATTTCTAACATAAAGTCTTATTGGGTCTCCGAATTGATATGACGGGCCAGTCGGGCCAATGTCTCCGGTAGCCCCCGTGGCCCCTGTTGCGCCAGTCAGACCTGTCGGTCCAGTTGCGCCAGCAACACCGGCTGTACCAGCCGTACCATCGGGGCCTGTGGCCCCTGTTGCGCCAGTCAGACCTGTCGGTCCAGTTGCGCCAGCAACACCGGCTGTACCAGCCGTACCATCGGGGCCTGTGGCCCCTGTTGCGCCAGCTAGACCTGTCGGTCCAGTTGCGCCAGTTGGACCAGCGACTGTTGAGTTGGCGCCGGTTGCTCCCGTAGGACCCGTAGGACCTTGCACTGAAAGTGACAGGGTGACTAACTCTTCATCAACAAGTAAGCTGTATGCATCTATTTTAGTTACATTAAAGATTACATAAGAACCAGCCCCAGCTGTGCCATTCTGATTAGAATTTATTCGATACGTAAAGAAATTTGCAGGATTGCTCTGACTTCTTAGAGTTAAATAGCCTTTTTCAACGCTAAGTAATACATTGTGAATACTATCCTCTAGAACTGGATTATCATCAACTAAAATTTGAGTAGCTGTATCTGGGTCATTCCCCACAAAACTTACATAATCAAAACCTGGATCTCTATCTCCTGGGCCACCAGTTAAGCCTACTCTGTACGTCCAAGAAAGAGCAGCGGATGCTCCAGCAGAACCAGTTGCCCCGGTAGCTCCTATAGCACCGGTAGCTCCTGTTTGACCTATAGCTCCAGTGGCTCCAGCAGAACCAGTAGAACCAGTTGAGCCAGTTGAACCCTGAATACCTGTATTTCCAGTAACTCCTTGAATTCCTTGTGATCCAGTGGCTCCTGTTGGGCCAGTTATTCCTTGAATACCTTGTATACCTTGAATTCCTTGAATTCCCTGTGGACCGGTAGGACCGGTATTTCCAGTGACACCTTGAATTCCTTGTATACCTTGTATTCCCTGAGCGCCAGTAGGTCCAATGGGTCCGGTTGGTCCGGTAACACCCTGAATCCCCTGAATTCCTTGAGCTCCCGTTGCTCCAGTTGCACCAATAGGTCCAGTTACACCAATGGGTCCGCGGGCGGTACCGCTATAGACAGGCCTCTCTGATACAATAACTACTCTTTTAGTTGGCATAAGTCATCACTCTCAATTTTATCATGTTAACTGCTCAAAGCATGCCCAAGTTGAGGCGTTTACTATATCAACGGAAGCATCGTCTGTATATATTGCGATAGATAGATAATCATTTGCATTCAACTGCACCCAACCAGTGGTTGCTTGAAAAATTGCAGCAGTTAGTGAGTAGGCAGCACCAGCAGTTTGTTGATAAATAAAGTTACCGTCAGTATTTTTATCTATACCAAGAATTAGACCACTTGGTGAAGTAATGTTAAAAACAGAAACCTGAGCAGTGAGTCTATATCTACCAGTAGTAGGTGCCTTAAATCTTTCATTATTTGTAGATGTTGAGTGTAGGGTGGCAAGGTCTGTATAGTCTTCGGCGTTAAATGTTATATAGTTTAGGTCGGTTATACCTGTTTGTGTATTTGTTTTAGTTGCTCTAACGGCTTTGATTATATTTCCACTTATGGAAGTTCCACCAGTTGCGCTTACAGTAGCCCATGTACCGGTCTCGGTTAGATACTTAGTAGCAGAGGGGGAGGCGGCGGGCGCGGGAACAAGACCGCGCTTACTTGCAGACATTGTGCTGAGACGATTAGTGGCCCAATAGTCGCGTGACGTGTCCTGAATATCAGAAGCCAGACGGCGTCCTAGGTATTCGTAACCCGCCGGATTTAGGTGATAAGTGTCTGCGAGTGTGTAAAAGTCTGAGTTACCCACGCCCGTAGGTGCCGCCACTGTACCGGTACCAGAGATGTATTCAATAGGTGTACCAATAAAGTTAAACCCATTAGCCAGGGACTGCGCATACAAGTAGCCCGCGATAGTGTTAAGGCTGGTGTAGTAAGTGTCGGTAGGGCGGAACGGGGACAGGACAAAGAACTGCGCCGATGGTAACGCGGTCTTAGCTGCCGCAAACAATGACGTAATAGCGCTCTGAACAGTGCTTAGCGGGCTTATCGCATTATCGTTCAAGCCACCAGTAAACACAACAATGTCCGGGGTGAGTGCTGCAACATCAGTAGCAAACCTTGCGCCGTAAGTTGATTCACCCGCGCCATAGCCGGTTTCAACATAGCCAGTACCGGAAACAAAGGAAGGATTAATATTCCAATTCAATAAACGACCGGCAACAACTGCAAACGAGTCCCAGATCCACTTAACGTCAGTGTCAAAAGATGTCCCGTAGGAGTCTCCCACGACAATAACCTTCGGCCCAATATCACGGGACGTTGGCCATGTAGTGCGAGTGGGTAGAGCGAAGATGCCACCAAAGGTTAACTCTTGGCCCTCAAACGTTATGCGGCGATTAGTTGCGTCAGCAAAGACAATCTTAATCCGACGCCAGGATGTGGAGGATCCAATGACTGTAGATTCAGATGCAGTAACTAGTTGGCCATCTACCCATAGGCGATACTTAGCGTGGGTTGAATCCTCCGAACGCACTAAGATTTCTAGTTGGTCAGCGTCAGTCTCAAACTCAAAGCGCAGGAGGTTGCCAATCTGACCGACGGTATTAGCAATAGTTAAACCAGTTTGCCTGTAGCAGTTCGTGTAAGAGCCAACAGTTCCGACGTTAGCGTATGTTGCACCCAGATAGGTAAAGTCTGCACCGTCACGCGATGGCAGACGACGTGTTGCACCCGCAATGGTTGTAGCGCCAGTGTCGGATATAACGGATACTGTAGGAGGCGAAGACATAACAATTGGATCACTAGATACCGCTTGGCCCATAATTCCATTAGCCTCAAGCACGCTAGATCCACTTCCGGTTGCGCCAGTAGCTCCTGTAGAACCAGTAGAACCTGTTGCGCCTGTAGAACCATTTGCTCCAGCAGTTCCTTGTGGACCGGTATTTCCGGTTGGTCCAGTCGCACCAGCTGAACCAGAGGTTCCGGCTGTACCTTGAGGTCCAGTCGCGCCAGTCGCACCAGTGGCACCATTAAGTCCAGTTGGTCCAGTTGGGCCGTTGGCGGGTCCTTGTGGCCCAGTTGCACCAGAGGGGCCAGTGGGCCCAGTACTACCACTAAACTGCGAGCCGGTATAAATAGGTCTCTCTGAAACAATAATAACAGTGTCTTGCGGATTGCTAGGCACTTGTGGTCACCTTAATTCGACCACGGAGAATAGCATATCTATCATTGACATCGTTATCATTATAAATATAAACGGCATAACTTACCGGTTGAGAATCTGTGATTAACGCAATGTTAGAAGGAGATATACTTATTTCAATATGTCCCTCTGCGTTGTCAACATAAATATCGGTCGGCTCTGTAAGTTCTAGGGCGGTAACACCTCTTTTGGTTACCTTAAGAACAACCGTATAATTAGTTAGATTAATTGGAGTGAGATTATCTGGATCAAGCTGGTCTCCCTCGCGATAATCAATGTTAAAATTCAATGATTCGCCAGGAATAACTTCCCAGTTTTTATGAAAAATAGGCAAAGTAGCCCTCCAGACTTTTTTTCAATTATATCACGCAGGGGCTGTAAAGCAAATATTACGCCTGGACAATAACAGGTGTAACGGCTGACTTAACGTCAACTACTTCACATTCCCCAGAAACACATGCTAGCTCCTGAGAGCCAGTAGTTCCATCCTCTGTTTCATAAAAAGATAAAGCTGACCAGTCAATGCTAGTGGGGTTCTTCTTCTCCCATTCGGCAAATTCCTCTGCCGACACCTGAGTATATGGAGCCTGCTTGTAAACATGGTCTGAATAGGGAAGGAAGGCGATACCGCCAACATCTTCCCAGTTATCATAAACCCATGCAGCTACATCAATCCATTCGTGCTCACGAACGCTCACGGTAATAGAAGGGTTGTGCTCGGTCCAGTGCTTCTTATAAACCTTCCAAATCTCAAGGTGCTGGATAGCGGTAAGTTCGTCACGAGTTACCGCACCCTCAGGGGCCTTGATGGGGAAATAAAATACTAGACTTGTTTCTGGACTCATAGCATCTGGCTCCCAGTAAACTCCAGAGTCTTTCAGGAACTCTGCCATTGCGTCCTTAGAATCACAACGAACAGTACGAAGGTATTGCTTGTCGTGCCAAGGGTGCATACCAGAGGAAACGCCGGTAAGCTGTGAAACAGTACCAGATGGCTTAACTGTAGTAATAGCGGCAGATGCCTGAATACCCATAATTCCAGCCCACTCGCTGTTAGCAGAGATGGCTTTAGATCTCCAGGTTTCCAGAGCAGAGATAAGTTCATCCATACCCTTCTTGCCAGAAGTGAGTTCATTACCAAATTGGCCGGTCAAAGAAACTCCAAGCAATCTTTCCTCTTCGGAGTTATCCTTCCAAATCTTTCTAATGTACTTAAAGTTGGTAAGGCTTGATTGCCAGGTTCCAATAATAGCGGCAAGTTCTACCTTGCGAGATAGAGTCTCCTGTGTATCTTCCGGTCTAATAATAACTTCGGTTAGATTACAGAATTGGTAATCACGCAAAATGATTTCGCCACAGGGATTGGTTCCAGCAGCCTTAGATCCATCACGTCTTCCGCTAGATGAAGCATGACGTTGAATGCCTTCCTTATTGAAGATACCGCGTTCGCCAGAGTTTGATTCATAGAGGAATCCCCATTCGCGAAGGAACTGTCCAATAGATGGCTTAGTGTTGTACACGGCAGAGTTATTCGCTAGTCTGCGCTGTCCTTCTGATTCCCACCAGGTTCCGGCCTTAGACTTGGCCATTTCAAAGTCTTCCAAGTCGGACAGGGAAATAAGTGCGGAACGACGAACTCCACCAACTACAACAATGTCCCCAACCTTACACATAAGGTCGTGAGCTTCAATGGGCTTAAGATGTCTACCGGCAGCATTTGTGAATACCTTGATAGAAAATCTAAACAAGTCTTCCAATGGCTCTGGGCCAGAAGCGCGTCCACCAAAGGTCTTTAGGCGTGCTCCTCGCGGGCGTACCTTAGATACGTCCCACTCTGGAATCTGTCCTTGCCAAAGCAAAGCAAGCAGTTCGCGGTATGCGCGGGCCCAACCAGACTTGGAGTCTTCAACAGCAATAACAGTATTGCTTCTTTCAAAGTGCTCAGAAACTGGTGGAAGTTCTGCAACATACTTTGCTTCAACAGAGAATCCAACTCCGGTACCACACATCAAAATGTACATTGCCTCGTCAAATGAGCGTGGTGAGTTTACCGGCAAGAATGAGCAGTTGAATCCTGCGACATTGTCACGCGCGAGGGCGGGACCGGCAGTCATCAAAGCACGCATAGATGGCATAACATTACGACTAAAGATGTTTGCGCGAATCTCTTCAACTAGTGAAGGCTCAACAGCAACATCATAATTCTTCTTAACATGGTCAATCATAAAGTCGACATAGCGGTCAACTGATTCTCCCCAAGTTTCACGACGGTTTTCCTTCTCTTTCCATCGTGCATAACGACTTACAGCAATAAAGTTTTCATAGTTATTGTCAATACCGGTCATAGCAAATATACCTCTCCTGATGACCTTCGGAGAGGCCACATATACGAATTTGATTAGGTTAATTGTAGCAGACATAGTGTCACTAAGTTTAGCTAAATGGAAAACTTTTTACAAAAATTTTTATTGAGAAAAAGCTACGAAACTCTGGTAACATTGGTCGCATATATAGCTTATATTAGTTATATATGTATATATTAAATATGGTTATATTTATATATTCTTTTAAGTATAAGAGCATGATAACACATAAAGCGAAATGAGGTTTTTATAAACTTTTAGTTACTTTTGTGATTCAAATCACTCTTGCGCCATTTTAGGCCATGTGGTAGACTAGATGTTTAACTTAAATTTCTGGAGGCTTTGATGATTAAGAAAGATGTTGTTGCTATTGGCTTGAGTTTGGTTTTAATTGGAGTTAGTGCGAGTTTTATTTCCGCTCCAAGTAAGGCAAGCTCACAGGTGCAGTTTTCCCCACCTGAGATTGCACTAGGGTATGCTGCTTCATCACCGAAGCCCACTAAGACGCGCGAGAAGCGCGTGTCCCGCTCTACAATTAGGATCTCACCCATAGAGAAGCCTAATAAAAAACGATTTGTTAAATCGAAGCCTAAGCGTTCTAAGAAAAAGGTGTCTCGTTCATCCGAGCGCGAAGTTAGCCCCACTGGTCGTAACCAAAGAATCGGCAAGGAACTCGCGGCCGCCCGCGGCTGGGATGGTAGACAATGGAACTGCCTGCGCGACCTGTGGATTAAGGAATCAGGTTGGAGTACGCGCTCATCTAATTCCAGCGGTACAGCGTGGGGAATCCCACAGGCACTACCTGGCAGTAAGATGGCCAAGTTCGGCTCAGACTGGCGCACAAACCCTGTAACCCAAATCAAGTGGGGGCTGCACTACATTGACAACCGCTACGGAACTCCATGTAAGGCCTGGGGCCACTTCCAATCACATAACTGGTACTAAAATGAGAATACAGGTTGTAAATAGATACCTGGAATTAGTTGACCAGGGGAGCGCACCTGCGCCGGTATGTAAAAACGATAAAGACCACGGCCGGGTATTTGCGAAACTAGACAAGGACGATAACATCATCCTTTGGTGTCTAGCCTGCGAATACAATGCACAACTAGGTATTGCTATGTATGATAAGATGTTTGATATTGTCTGGATGTATGATGAAGATTGGAATAACTAGTGGATAAGATTGATGTTTTAGATAAGGGATATGTCAGGCTCGTAGATGCTATGGGGGATGAGCTTTCTATCGTAAATGCCGCACGGGTATCCTACGATAAAGAGTCCTCAAAGCTCGATAAAAAGGATTTAAGTTTGCTTGCGTTCCTTATCAGGGAAAAGCATTTATCCCCCCTTAGACACGTTTCTATGACGTTTGAGGTATATTCACCGCTTATGGTGGCACGCCAACATTGGAAGTATGCTGTCGGTTCTACATTTGTTGATGATCAGAATGGGTGGAATGAGTCGTCGCGCAGATATATTACCGAAAAAGAGGAGTTCTATACTCCGAAATATAATGAGTGGCGTTCTAAACCGGAGAACTCTAAGCAGGGTTCTGGCGAACCAATTGATGTCATTAAGGGCCGGGAGTTTAGCAAGTATCTTACTAAGCATTTTAAAAATAGTGAAGCGCTATATAAGGAAGCACTTAAGGCCGGTATCGCTCCAGAGCAGGCCCGTCTATTCCTTCCTGCTTATTCCATGTATATCCGTTATCGCTGGACGGTAAGCCTTGCATCCGTATTGCACTTTTTGAGCGAAAGAATGAAAGATGATGCACAGTATGAGATTATGGCATATGCCTCTGCTATTAGAGATTTAATTCAGCCACGTTTCCCCAATGTGTTTAATGAGATTTTTAAGCAGGAATTGACTCAGGCAGCTATTGTCGCCATCGAAAATGAGTCGTTTGGCTTGCCGAAAAATGAGTCGAAACGGGAAACAGTAAATAAACTAAATGAGGAAATTGCCGATATTGTCGAAAAGGCTAAAAAATTACATGACGCCGGAACCGGCGATTGGGCCATAAACTATAATCCTGACCCCATTAAGTTTAATATGGAGGATAAGTGATGATATACAACTTTGAGGCCTGGATGGAAGTCGGTATTAAAAACGGTTGGATTTCTCCAGGATATTGTGCCACACATGATGGTGGATACGATTATTTGACCGATGAAGAAAAAGTTGAATATGAAGAAGGCGGCGACCCCTGCGAACCAGTATTTAGGATTTTGAAATGACCGAGACCATATGGTCGTTCATTTTAGCCGCTGGATCAATTGGAGGCCTCTGGATCGTTTCTAAGCGACCAGGGTTAGGATGGGCCTGGATATTAATAATGGAATTTCTATGGATCACCTATGCGGCTCTAATTAGGCAATGGGGCTTCATGACCCTATGCATATGCTATGCAATCGTGTATACTTATAATTTATACAAAGCAAGGAGCGGTAATGAAAAGATTCTGGGAAGCAGCAAGAATGTCCCCACTGGTAGGACCTACGGTAACTACAGTAACGTTAGCATTAGCTCAACTTTTGGCCATACGATAAATACCGGAAAAGAGACAAAATGAACAAAGGTGAAGATGCCCTCACAGCCCTACTATCTGGAATAATGATGATTATCTTCACAATCGTCGTTGTCTCCCTAGTTGTGGCATATCCAATATTAGCTATCTTCCCAATAGGCATGCTAGTGCTTGCCATATGGGTTCTAACTTTATGAGTCCCCCCGATTTTTAAAAATATGCTAAAATTAGAGCTATGACACCAGACGACAGAGACGACATAATTTTAGCTATGTATATTCAGCTATCTAGAATATACGATTTATTGCTCATAGGCCCAGATGGTGACAAAAAAGCTCTAATAGAGCTACATAAGCAAGGAAATCTTATAGGGCCACCACCATCATTAGCAGAACAAGAAGAATAGTTCTGCGTACCGCCCATTTCTAAAAATACCCAAAATTTTGCCCAGAAATTTTTTCGCATATAGGCAATTTGCACCCGATTTCAAATATTTGCAAAACTTAAATAAATTTCTATTTTGTATGATACAGGTTTCCGCGCGCGTATTTATTTTTTCATAGTGCGCCCATATGTCCGTTTTACACCGATTTTGAGACCCTAGTGTGGTCTACATCACAAAACTTTATTTTGAGAATGTCCGTTTTGTCCCCATTTTGAGCCGTTCATTGTCAGACCCTCGTGATAGTCTATGAACATAGAAAGAAAGGAGAAAGACAATGAACAATGTACAGTCTGTACAGCGACTCGGTTCCGAGCGCCTATGGGTAGTCACCCTGAACAGCGGTAGTGTTTACACCTACCCTATGTATCTCGTTCGTTCGCTACACGGTGCTATCCGTAAAGCACTTAGCGATGAACTAAAAGTGTCTTAGGCATACCGGCTACCCTAGAGCCTAACCCTAGGGCAAGGAGTGTCAGACCATAGTGGTATGATGAAAGAAAGAAAGAAGAAAGACAATGAACGACTACATGAACGTAATCCCAAACACCAACATGTTTGGCAATGACCCTCTGAACATCATCGGAAAGACCTTCCCTTGTAGGCTCTACTCTTTCGGTAGAGGGTACAATGAACTAGGCAAGGTTCTAGGTACTTACAAAAATCTAGAGGACGCCTACACGGTAGCCCTAGAGGGTGGCGATGTCATCGTGCTAGATAAGGTGAACATCGTAGGATTTGGATACAAGCCCTAAGAATACCCGAGACCCGATCTCGTAATCCTCGGGCAAGGACTGTCAGACCCTCGTGCTACAATGTAATCACACCAACAGAAAGAAGATACACAATGACTAGAAAATCCTTCGCCCTAATCGCTAACGCGGTCGCCTGTTCATCACTTGACGCGAATAGCAAGACCACTATCGCGGTAGACCTTGCTAAGGCGTTAGCAACTACAAATGACGCGTTTGATTTTGACCGTTTCTATGAGGCTTGCTCCGTAGACCCTACTGACCCGACTTGGGTTCGGTAGTGTCTGACCCTCGTGCTATGATAATCACACACCAACAATAGGAGACAAAATGGATCCCATCTCTGCCCTCGCCTTCGGCGCGTTGTTCTCGTTCCTGATGTTCATCATCTTCATGTAAACATTTGGTAACGATTCGGCGTGTCGGCTTGACAATAGTTATCCCCAAGGTTATCCACACTGTGTATAAAAGCTGTGGATAACTTTTTGGGGCCCCGCGTGTCGTCCACAGGCTGTGGATAAGTTACGAGGTTACGAGAAAACGCCGGAGTTTTATAACGATTTGGTAAACTATCGGCGTGTCGACTTGACAGGGTTATCCACAACTACCTGTGGATAAGTCGTGTGGTGTAGGTCACAAAACTTTATTTTAGAGGGTGTCCGTTTTGCCCTAGTTTGTCTAGGTTCTGGAGAGGGTGACTGTCAGACCCTAGTGCTAGAATGGGGGTATGAAAGAAAGGAGAAAGACATGAGTCAAGTTTTATGCTCTAGTTGTGACAGTAGTCATGACCGTGAAGATTGTCCGTTGTACGACTTTCTGAACTAACTAGAAATCAGCCGACCTAAGCGGGATAATCTTAGGCAAGGACTGTCAGACCCTAGTGCTAGAATGGGGTCATAGAAAGAAAGGAGATACCAATGATGGAAATCCAAATCATCGCGACACACTCGCGACACCGTGGAGAGTACGGCTTTATCGTTCGCGCTAATGCTACCGGCTCATTCACTGTAGAAATGGCTAATGGCGATTACCGCACATTTCAGCCGTATGAGGTCCGAAAGACAATGCGTCTTTCCTAACGGATACCGGCGACCGTAGCGCCTAAACCTACGGCAAGGAAAAGAAAGGAGATACCTATGAAGATGTTTAACGGTTATGCGATTACCCATTTCAGCACCTCGCGTTGTTCGGCTCATCCGTCACACGGTGTTGGTCATCCGGTCGATGCCCTGACCTATACGCTATTGCGTGTTGGTGATACTAACGACACTTATCTGTGTCAATGTGACTGTGGCGACAGTCGCAAAATGTGGACATATGCCAAGCGCAAAAAGCGCTAGTGGTACCGCGACCTAAGCGCGTAAATCTTAGGCAAGGCACCTACCGCGCGCGACACGCCGATAGTTTTGTAACAATTTTGTAACGTCCCAAATGTCCGTTTTGGGCCAGCTGCGACACGCCCGACCGCGCGCCGCCGGTTATCCACAGGTTTATCCACAGTTACGACACTTATCCACAAACGCCGAAAGTTTTATAACAATTTGGTTACGAACCCGCGTGTCGATTTGACAGACATAACGGACATAACGGTGTGACGTAGACCACAAAAACTTTTTTTTAGCGATGTCCGTTTTGCCCTAGTTTGGGCGGGTATTTTTAGAGTCCATTGTCAGACCCTCGTACTATAATGGGGGTATACAAGAAAGGAGATACCTATGACTGAAGTACAAGTTCGTGACCGCCTTAGCCGTCACCTTGGACAGTATGGTGAACTGGTTAGCAAGAACGCTACCGGCTCATACACCGTCCAACTGGATTGCGGATACCGCACATTCCAGAACTACCAACTACGATTGCTCACCACCAACATTGATGGCGACCTCGTAGAGGTACAGTTGCCCTAGTGGTATCTCTGACTAAGAGCAAATAAGCGCCTCGTGCGATGAGCCTCTGACTGTCAGACCCTCGTGATAAAATGTAAGAAAGAAAGGGGACAATATGTCCAACGAATATCAAGACCTCTGGCAGGGTATGCGTACCCACCTAGAACTATCTAGTAATGAATACCTAAAGTCCGAATACATCCTAGAACTAATGGCTATGATGGAAAAGGCTAGAATCGGCTAGAGTTCCCCGCGACCGTAGCGCGTAATCCTACGGCAAGGCTGTCAGACCCTAGTGGTATGATGTAAGTAATAACGAAAGGGGAAAATCAAATGGGTTTTCTAAATGTAATGAAGATAGATGAGAACGGTGTCACCGCTGTTCCGTTTAGTGAACTGTCAGACCTTGACCGTATGGAAATACAGGTTGCTCTAATCACTAATGACTACACAGTCTATGACCCTGCTACCGGAAAGGTTTGCGAATAATGAAACTTGGTTGGCAGTTTGAGGGCACTTGCTCTCTACCCGAACATCACGATGCCGAAGCCGGTAAGCGTGCCGGACTTGCGCGTAAGGCTTGCTTCACCTGTCCAGTTTCTAGCGACTGTTTGGAATACGCGTTGGCAAATGATGTCTACGGTATTTGGGCAAATACAAATCGGCAACAACGAAAGGCTATGGCGTGAGCACACTGTTTGTAATCCTCATCACACTTGGGTTTGTTGTGTGGTTTTTATCACTATGACCGGCGTGTCGCCTTGACAGAGGTTATCCACAAGCTGTACCGCGGCCTGTGGATAACTTTTTGGGGCGCCGCCCAGACCTGCCACATAGCTCGTTTACGAATGTTTTAAGAAACGCCACGAATATTCGCTGGAATATTGTCAGACCCTTGTGGTATGCTTACACCATCACCCCAACGAAAGGAACGCATATGACCTACACCGAAACCGACTTCCTCGACGACCTCTGGGAAGATGTCCTCGATGAAAATGGCAACGAGTTCGAAGAGGACTCCGAGGACACCTGGAACGGGATGGCCGAAGACGCAGCGATGGAGGGTAGCCTGTTCGGCTGGGAGGCATAACTCCCACCGCCCTTCGGGGCGGCGGCGCCTGTGATTCACATCACAAAAACCTTTTACGACAATGTCCGAAATGCCCCAGCTTTTTACGATTGAGTGTCAGACCCTCGTGGTAGAATGGGGTCATAAAGAAAGGAAAGAAAATGGAAAGAGAAACTAAAAGGTCGCAGGACCTCAGACGCGGTGATAAAATCATTCTAGGTGTACCTGGAATGGTGTACATCGTTGGAAATACCCAACACTACGGTCATGGTGATGTAAAAGTAAACCTGACCGATGTTGATGGCTGGACTTCCAACCGACACATTAGCGGTGAAATCAAAATGGCTAACTAGTGTCAGACCCTAGTGGTAAGATAAAGTCATAACGAAAGGAAAAGAAATGACTAACAACACCCGCGTCACGATTGACGCAGACACCTACTATGCCGTACGCACCTTTTTGTCGGTTGCCCATACGGCATTAGAGCAGAAGCGCGAAATCTACGCTTACACCCCTGACGAAATCTCCGTATTGTTTAACTCTATGCTGGACAGCGCAGACTTTATCTTCGGAGAGGTGAAAGCCTGATGCCGTTCTACAAACTTGCTAATGCTTGTGGCTATCAAGGTCGCTCTATGGAGTTTTACCGTGTCGTTCAGGACTTTATTCCATCGTTCTTTATCCGTTCAGGCTCTAGTAGAATAGACCCGTTATTCGCACAAAGTTTAATCGTTCACTTTACCAAAAGTGCTTGACCCAGAGCATACCAAGATGGTATGCTTATCACACATCAACAGAAAGGCAATACAATGACAGAGGTACTCACCAAGACTCCCGAGGCTATCCGTATCACTAAGGCGGGTTCTGACCTCTACGGTAATCTCGCAGAGGTAGAGCGTATCACTAAGACTGGTGCCGTTGTGTGCTATGTCAAGGGTGAGGGCTATCGCACATACCAACAAGGTCAATACGAGGTTATTGGCTAACCCTAAACGAGACCTGAGCATGTCCCTAAAAACTGCTCAACCCTTCGGGGCCCGCGACACGCGGCGCCTCACCTCTAGCACACTAGAGCTTTACGAGGTTACGAAGAAAACCCTTGTGCCCTGTCAGTCCCTTGTGGTATGCTTTCATCATACACCAAACGAGAGGAAACACTATGTACCACCCAGACGAGCAAATCCAAGACTTCATTGACCTTGCCTTTGACAACAACCGCAAACTCACAGACCCAGATACGGTTTCTATCCTTCGCACGCTACAAAATCTGTCTGCCCGTGATGAAATCCTTGCGCTTGCGCTTGGTGACACAGATGAGGCGTTTCAGTTGTCACGGTTTATTGAGGAATACGCAGTAGACGCACCTGACGGCTACCGCGCTAACCCTGCGATTATGTCTAGCATTGTGTCCTATGTGAACGGATACATTGACCGCTCAGAAATGTTTTACAACCTCGCCCTACTTGATGACGAGTCAAACAAACTTACCTTCCTGTTCGGTAAGATTGTGGAAATCAACACTCCACCAACCGTTGTCAAGGAACTTATCAACAAGGCGGTGAACGGCTGATGGGCTGGAACGACCACGAACCACACTTCGGTAATATTCAGGCTATCCAAGATAGGTTGCTAAAGAGCGAGTTTGGCGTAAATGGTTCTAACGCCACACAACACCAGATTGAGCAAACCTACATTGACGCATATGATATCTATTGTGAAAGGTTGAGGGATAATGAAGAGTCAT